CTACAGCGAGATCGATTCCGCGTCCGATTCCATCGTGGCGTTGTTTGACCACAGATACATCATCGTCGTCGTCACGTTGGCGTGACCCATGTAGCGTTGCAGGTGATGCACCGGCACGCCAGCAGCGGCCATGTGCGTGCCGTACGAATGTCGCAGACAATGGATCGACGAGTCGATACCGGCGCGCCTGGCGTCGTTGATGAAGTGCCGGCCGAAGACGTCCTTGCGTATCCGCGGAAATAGGTAGTCGCGGCCAAGATGCTTGAGCGCTTCCTTCGCGGCAGCGTTCAGCACGACGGTGCGCGCGCGCCCAGACTTCGTACGGCCGGCGTCGTCGGATTCTATGGCGAGCACGAGCGCGCCGTCACGACCCTGCTGGACGTGAAGTGATCGCCGCAGCTTGAATGCCTCACTGCGCCGCAGTCCTGTATTGGCGAGAAACCTCCACCAATGCGCACGGTCGCCTGAAACGGCGTACACGCGCTCGAGTTCGTCTTTCGTCAGGAACTTAGGCTTCGTGCCGCGGATCTTCGGCACGGGCTCTACCTCGGTGCAGGGCAGCTTCTGGAGCAGCTTCCACTTCACGGCGCGTCGAAGCATGGCCATGAGCGTGTTGAGTTCCTTGCGCACCGTCTCGTTCGAGATCGGCCGGCGTTCTTCCATCACGTAGCTTCCGTCGGCCGTCTTGCGGCGGAAGCAGACGTGCTCGCCGAGCCGCTTGGTCTTCCAGTCTTCCACGGCCAGCGTCGTGATGCGCGGCATCTCGACGTCACCGAATCGTTTGCGCAAGTGCTTCATGCAGGTGCGCAGCTTTCCGATCGAAGAAGGGAACTGACGGGCGAACCAGGGCTCGTAGCGGTCGTCGTAGAACTTGCTGAGGGTGACGTGGTCCGATCGCATCAAGCGCTGTGCGCCGTCAGCATCTATTCGGATTCCCGTTTTAAGCTCAAGTTCTTTAATCTGTCGGACTCGTTCCGCCTGCTCCGGCGCGACGCGCCCAAGTGAAATGCGTTCCTGCCGTTTACGGCCGGTGTCCGGATCTTCGGATTGAAAGCTGAGATAGGCGCAGCTTCCGCGCCAAGCGATTGAAGCCACGGAGTCATCCTCTGTTCGATCTCATGCTGAAGGTCGGCGACGCGGTATACTTTTTTCTTTTCTAGCGATTGCGCGAGGCCGGGTTTGTTCGCGTAGTGCGATCTGAAATGCGTGAGACTGCACTTACAAAAGCGTGCAGCCTCGGGTTCGGAAAGAATGTAGTCGCCGTAGTTCACAGTCCCTCGAAGTTCCCGACGGCGTTGAATGCAAAACGCTTGGGATTTTTTCTTGACGCAGCCGAGCGAATCGCCTGTGGCTCGTGACGCGCAACTGCGAGCGCCGTATCACGACCTGCGCGAAGGTGCGTCAGCAGCGACTTCTGCGAGCCGATGATTGGGCAGATTTCGCGGATCTCTTCGAGCGTGCGATGCGCGCCTTCGAAGCTCCATGTGTTCGGTGTTCTTGGCATTTGCGTTTTCTTTTCGGTTTGTCGTTTGGCGCTGCTGTCTTTATTTGGCCGCCCGTATTGCGATCGAACTTCATTGCGACGGCCACTGCCTGAGCCGCCGTCTTGCCAAGTTCCATCGCCGTCGAGGCGTAATCTTCTCCGCTGCCGATCGCGAAGTACCTTGACGTCAACACATGCGGATACAATTTTTCGTTGATCCAAGTAGCTCCGTTTCTGGAGACAATGAGCGCACAGAAATCGGTGACTGGCGGCTTTGGATCCTTCATACCACCGGCGAGCCAGTCGTAGGCCATATTGATTTCCAGAGTGTTGCCGGCGCCGGCGAATAACCTGCCGCCTGGTAGCTCTCGAATCTTGTTTGCTCTTTCGCCAGGAACGCACGATCCGTTGCTATACGTAATCAGCGAATCTGCGGCTACAGTTTTTCCATCCCATGCAACGGTAGTCATCTCTCACCCTGCGGCTTACGCCGCATCTCGGTAACTGTAACTGTTATTCGGTAAAGCGTCAACGTCGAAATTCGCAAAATAATTCTGCACGTCGCGACGCGCGTAAGAATGCCTAATACGTTGCGGTTTGCTCACCCCGCGACGTGCGTTGAAATGCGGCGTGACCGTCCGGCATTTCGGCCGAAAGATCCAGCCGAGGTCGGCCATAGCGGCTTGCTGCAAGCGCGTCTCCACGGTCTTGAAACTCAGACCTAGACGCTCTGCGTGCGCGCCCACGCTACAGGTGAACCCGTCGTACTCGACGACGGATGTCATCGTCGGATAACTGCGAAGTTCTTCGACTCGCTCAGGCTCGACATCGTCGACGACTTCGACGTTCGGACACACTTCCTCGATCGCGTATCGCAGTTGTTCGATCAGATCTCCGCGATCGATGTCGCTGGTATACGTGCCGAGATGTGTTGCGCGAAGTCCGCCGATGATTGGCTCGACGGATGGCGACTTGAAAACACCTAGCGCCAAGCTCGGCAGAAGGTAGACGTCTATACGTCCAAGCCGGTCTAGTAGTGCGTTGACTCTACTGACCGCGCGACCGACGAGGCGCGTATCTTCCCCGAGATAAACAGCATACTTTCTGTGCACGAACCAGCACTCCCTGCTAGAACGGAATTTCCTCAGTCCACTGCGGACATTCGTGACCCGAATAGTGCGCAGGAATCTCCCCAAACTTCACGCACATTCTAGCAGATTGGCTCCAAAAGTGCGAGCAGTTTTCACATACTTTAAGGGCCGGTGTAGCGTTCAATTGTTTTATAGTTTGCTCGAGCTGGATGATCAGACACGTCTTCTGATTCGGCGTCAGCGGCTTGAAGTGGCTCATTCGAAAAAATGTCCTACGACAGTGGGGTACTTGCCGTTCTCGTCGACACGAATGCGCAAAGGCTTGGCGAGTTCACCGGCGCGCGCGAGCCCATCGACGACGTTCTGCGGCGCGAGTTTCGGCGATCGACGCATCCACCAGTTCGCCGCTTTGGCGCCGGCGAATCCCGATCTGCCCAGTAGTATCCATTCGGGGAAACTGCGGAAGCCGCAGTCGTATTCGACCTTCATGGATGGCTCTTTACCCGGCGGCGCGTGTTCGCTGTAGCGCACGGCGTCGACGTTGTAGTCGAAGATGCGATCTTCCTTGCGCACGATCAGTTTGTCGCCGGCAGCCGTGCCGTAGAGTTCGGGTTCCGGTGGCGGAAACTCGTGACCGCAAATCGGACAGACACGAACGGCAGTGGCGAGAATCTCTTTGCACTTCGGACAGTCTTTCGTCGGCGTTTCGCCGCCGCCGGCTCCGCGTTTCTTTGGAATCTTAATGGCGTTGATCGGACCCAGTCGTTGCGTGTTGCGCGCGAAGTCGAGCACGAGGCAATCTTTCTTCCCCGGCGCGATGCGCATGCCGCGGCCCAGCATCTGAACGTGCAGCGAGGCGCTTTTGGTAGGTCGCAACAGAATGATCAGGTCCAGCGAGGGATGATCGAAGCCGGTGGTGAGTACGTTTGCGTTCGTGACGTGCTTGATCTTGTGCGTCTTGAAGTCAGACAAAATTCTTTCTCTTTCTCCCAGCGGCGTTGCGCCATGAACCATCTCGCATCGTTCGCCGCGATCGCGTAGGGCGTTACGTACTCGGGTTGCGTGATCGACACCAGCACAGAACCACAGAGCTGAAGCGCGTCCCGAACCGAACTGCAGAGTTTCGTCGATTGCATCTTCAGTGATCTCGTCTGTGTTGACCGCGTTCTCGAGCGCGCGGTTGTTGAATTCGCCGGCGGTAGTCGGGACTTGTGAAACGTCGAGCGCCAGGTCAGTTGCCTTTGGATGCAGTGGCGCGAGGTAGCCTTCGTCGATCAGCGCGACCAATTCATCGCCTTGCGTGAGATCCAGAATGACGTCGGTGAAGATCGCGCCTTCGCCTTCCGTCAGCATTCCCTGGCCGTTGCGGTACGGCGTCGCCGACAGGCCGATGATCTTCACGGCTGGATTGAACTTGCGCGCGGCGGTGAGGAACGTTTGATACAAGCCTTCGCCCGACGGCGGCAGCAGGTGACACTCGTCGATGATGATGAGATCGATCCAGCCGAGTTCAGCGGCGCGCTTCGCGACGGTCTGAATGCCGGCGAACAGAATCTGCGCGCGCGCGTCGCGGCGGCCGACACTCGCCGAGTAGATACCGGCAGGTGCGCCTTGCCACACGGCGCGCATCTTCTGATAGTTCTGCTCGATCAATTCTTTGACGTGAGTCAGGCAGACTATGCGCGTCTCTGGATAGGCATCGATCGCGCGGTGACAGAACGTCGCCTGCACGACACTCTTTCCGCTAGCCGTTGGCAACGCCACGATCGGGTTGCCGGTGCCGCCGGTGCCGAAGTAGTCGAAGATCGACTGGACAGCGCGTTCTTGGTATGGACGGAGAATCATTCTGACAAAACCCAGTTTTCTCTTGGTTTTCGATCTTTATTGATAATCACTGTTTTTTTTATATCGCCGCGCCGTTCAAGCGTTGACAGGGCTAAAGCAAGTCTCTTTCTGTCCTTACTCAGTGACCACGGGTATCCTTCGATCGTTTGCAGAATTGATCCGATAGAGCTTATTCCTACCATTGCCGTTGATGTCACAAGGCCGACATTCTTGGCGCGCCTCATTGTTTCAAGAAGCGCAGCAACCTCTTCGTCTGTTACCGGTGTAATTTTTTTATGATCCGAACGAGGCTGCGAGGACGCAATTCCAAAGATGCGGAGTAACTTATCTTCAGCATGTAGTAATTCTAATGAGGTTTTCTCAAGAGCGCATTTCAGCTCAAGCATTTCAGCGCTTAGCGCAACGCAAGCAGGACAATTCTCACCGTTGTGTTGTAATTCTTTAGAAATTTTCATACGGCATCTACTTCAGCGCTATGAAGCTGTTGCTCTAGTAGGTGATTTCGTTTTATCAAAAGATCGATCACCCTGCCGAGTCCATGTAGGGTCTTTCTTGCATCCGTCAGCATGTGTTCAATCTGTTGTGGCGATGGCTCTTTTTCTTCTTCTGAAAATGGATCCCAATACCCCCTTGACGTTTCCTTTCCAATTTTGGTGACGCAACGTCCGCAGCCTGGAAAGTCCATCTGTCGCATGCGCCCAGATCTTTGCGTAAATTCAGCGCCACACCGGCAGATACAATTCCAAAATGCCTCTCGCGTATAGGATTTGCTTTCCGCTCGAGAAACTATCTTGACGCCATTTTTTTCGTCGCCAGGAGCAAATTTATTATTTCCGTGCGTCACGTTTCCCGCTCCACGCGCGCCCGGTCGAACATCTCGACCATCGCCTTGAAGCGATCGGTGCGCATGTCGGTGCGCAGCTTTTCTTGCAGATTGAAGCAGTGTCGACCGAGCCGTTTGTTGTTAGCCTTCGCGGCCTTCGCGGTCTTGCGCCAGGTCTTCACGCTACGCTTGAGTCCGGCGATCATCGACGCGGCGTCGCGGCGCTCGCAGTCGCGAAGCTGCCGCTGGAGTTTCAGTGCATGCTCAGCATGCTGAGTCCGCAGTATTAGTTCGACCATCTGGCTGTACTCAGCGCGCAGGGTGGAGTAGTGGAGTACGGGTAGCATTGTCATCTCCGAAAACTGTGCGCACCAATGCGGCACGCTGTGTTGGCGTTCGGCTTACTCGCCGAAAAGAAAACAGCCCCGCGGCACGGCGGCGGCACTAGCTCGGCACCGCTGAGCGCGATGTCGGCGATGGCCTGCGCGCTTCGCCATGAAGTGGCATCGATTGGGCCGTGCCAGTGCTGTATGCCTAGAAATTGATCGTGCTGATTGGTGACGCCGCACACCGTCTTCGGATAGCGCGGATCGCGCAGCCGGTTGCGGACTACATCCATCACGGCCGCCATGCCGGCGACCCCTTCGCTGCGCGCTTCGGTGTAGGCCACAACCGATAGGCATGCCCTGTCGAGCGTTTGCGAGGGAGCCGCCGGCGTCATGTGAATGAACGCGGCGAGCATGGTGGCGGCGAGATTCACTCCTTGATCCCCAGTTCGCGCGCTTCCATCTTGAACGTGCGCGCGATGTTTACAGACTTGATGATCTGCAAAGGATTGATATACGGATGCGTGAGTGCCTTGAACTGGTTGAAGTAGGGCGACCACTCGCGCTCTGATTCGCGCATCAGGTCGCGACGCTCGGACAACAAGGCAACGATGTCGGCGTTCTTCACGCGCGGATCCATTTCTTCCGGCACGCCGTACTTCGCGGCGATGGCTGCCCACACGCGCTTCTCGATCGCGCGGTAGTCTGGGCATAGTTCCTTCAGTGGTGACGACATATCTCCAACGTAGGCTTCCGTCGCGTCGTGAAGCAGTCCCTGCAGCACGGTGTTCTTGTCGAACGAGTTGTTCATCCCGCTGGCGTACAGCATGATGCCGACGACAAAAACGGAATGATGCGCAACCGACCAGTGTCGTTTCGTGTGTCCGGTGAAGCGACAGATATTCGACAGCGAGTGTGCGATGTCGTTGATGTCGATCATGTCGGGTTGCGGATCAACGAGGTCGAAGGCTTTTCCGGAAAAAGTTTGTATCCAGTTGTTCATCGTTTCCATCCTCGTTTTTGCGAGTCCTTAACGGCCCGCTGTGTGAACTGTTTTTTGGCGAGCGCGGCTTCTTGTTCCAGCTCGGACTTCTTTTCCGCGGTGATCTTTCGCGGCTTGATGAAGCTGGCGCCGGCGAACTGCTCGCGGAATTTCTTGTCGAGTTCCGACAGCGGCAGCGGTGCGAATTCCAGTTCGTCGCTGGCAATCACGGTGACGTCCAGCGGATCGCGCGTGCCGTTCTTAAACGTCGAACCATCCGGCAGTCTGTATTCGGCGTAATTCTTTTCCTCGCTGCCGCCGATGTAGTCGCCGATGTTCTGCAGCAGCATCGGATTGAAGACGTGGTGTTCGCAGCCCTGCCGTTGGAAGTGTTCCGGGATTGGTCCGGCGTCGGCCGCAGCGCGCGCGCAGCTCCACGCGCCGTCTCCGTTTTTCTCCGGCGTCGAATGCGCGCAGGTGCGGCAACTCTTATCAGGCACGGATTTACCGTGACAGATTTTCGCGAAGTCACACGTCTTGCACGGCATGTAACTCATGTCGGTGCGGATGCGCGGCGGCAGCTCGTGGCTGAAAATAATTTCGGCGCCACGGGCTTCGATGTGTTCGGCGTATTCCTGGTTGTACTCAACGATCTCGGGGTAGATGTCGTCGTTGTCTTTGCAGACGGCGACGTAAAGCGTCCAGCGCGCGCCGTCCCAGTGCATGTACGACTGCATCTGCGAATAGTGTTCGGGCTTCGCGATGGCAACGCCTTCGGCTTCCGGCCACGTCGTCTCTTCTTCCGTGCCGTGGGGGGTGCCGGCTAGCGCGCGGAACGCGTCGCGATTGAACGTCTTCATTTCTAAATTGCCGACACCGGGCGGCAGCAGAAGCGGCGAACGAACCTTGCCGTCCTGACTACCGCCCATGTGTCCGGCGTGTCGCGTGTGCTTGAACTGTTTTCCGGTTGCCGGATCCAGCGCTTGCACTTCAATGCCGGCTTTCCGCAGATAGCGAATGACCCGATCTTCTTCTTCTTGGCCGCGCTCAAAAAGCCGCAGCATCCTTCCCCCGAAGTCCTTCTTCTTGGCCCAGTGAAACTCGTACCACACGCTGCGCATGCACTCGCGACCCATGACGGACGCGCCGAGGTGTTCGCGACTTTCGTTGCCGCGCTCCTTCTCTACGACACGATCGATCGCCTGGACGATGTTGAGTGCAAGCCGCGGCATTACTTACTCCCGTGAAACGGATAGCGATTCGGACGACACTGTCGCGAATAGTGGTAGCGACCCGCGCGACGTTCGTCTGCTTCAGCGCGGCGGCGCTTCCATCCCTGGCGTGCGCGGTAGCGATTGACCGCTTCTTCGATCGCGCCGATGATTACGGCGACGATGATCAACACGATGATTTGTGCGGTGAGCAAGTTCATGACTTCACCATGCCGTCTTCGATGACGACGCCGACTTCACCGCTCTCGTCGACCATCTCGATCCACACCTGGTAGTCGCCGGCGGCCGCCATGTCTTCGATCGTCTGCAGCGACTTAGAGTCGAGCAGGCTGCCGTCGACGATGCGCAGAACTCGCAGCTTCGGATTCATTGCCATCGCGATGGCGACGCTGACGCGCAGCTTTTCCGCGGAGCTGGCTTGATCGAGCGGCAGGCCGTTGAGTACTACTGCGCCGCCATCACTGAAGGCGAGGCCGTCGACGGGGAACTTGGCGTCGCGCACGGCGGCGTGCTTCGTCGCGTCGATTGCATCGATCTGCGTCGTCAAGGCTTTCGACTGCTCGTCCTTCACGGCGTACTCGCCGTAGAGTTCGGCCAGTTGTTTCTTCGCGCGCGCGGCAGCGTTGAGAGTTTCTAGCTGCGCGATCTCCGCGCGGAGTGAGGCGGTGTCGACGGAAGGCGAAAGAGCAACGAAGACCTTGTTCGCCTCTTCCTCTGCAGCAAGCGCGGCAGACAGTTCTTTCTCGGCTGCGACGAACGCCTCCTGTGCCTTCGTGCGTCGTGTCGCGGCTGCTCCGAGCTGAGTTCCGGCGGCATTGCGAGCGGCGTTGTGCGCTTCTGCAGTCTGTATCTGCGCGAGGATGTCAGTCGGCGAGCGTTCTTCATCCGGCGCGTTGTCCGGAACCTTGATCGCTTCGCCGCGCGCCTGAATTGATTTCAGTTCGCGGTTGACGACGGTGCGATCGTCGTAGAGTTCCTTGCGGCGTTGGTCGTGCGCAGCGAAGTCTAGTCCGAGCAGCACGCGCAGACTCTCCGCTTGTACGGTCGGCTTCATGCGCATGAATTCCATCGGGTCGAACGTCATCTTGCCGACGAGCGCGTCGAGTAGGCGCTGCGGACTGGCGACCTTCGTGCCGTCCTTGTTGGTAACGGTGAGCGTGGTGCCGGTTGCGCGGAACGTGCGCTTGACGACGATTTCTTCGAGATCCAGTTCAACGTGCGCGTGACTCTCGCCTTGACGAATCGGAACGTCGGGGCACTTGTCGGTGCCGCCGAGCGCCATCCATATCGCGTCGAGCACGGACGACTTGCCCTGGCCGTTCGCGCCGGTGAGGACGACAACGTTGCCGTCCGGCTGTATCTGTACGGCGCGCAGCCGTTTGATGTTTTCGGCGGTGAATTTGACGATGCGCATGTCAGTACGCTCCGTGTCCGCTGGCGAAGTGCTTGTTGCGTTCCGCGATTTCGTTCGCACACTCCATGCAGGTGTCGTAGCCGAGAGCGGCGCGGCGCGCCGGGACTTCCTCGATCTGACACTCGACGCAGATGCAGCCGAGATAGGGTTCGCGCGGCGGCTTCTTCACTGCACTGAGTGCGGCGAGAGTCGTTTGTTCGATCGTTACGTCTGATTGGTCGCAAATGTCCGGCATGATTCTTCTCGTTGCGTTGTTGGTGTGGTGAAGTCTTGAAGGGATGACACTGAGCCGCGGATCGCGTCGCGTATGCGTCTGCGGTGCGCCTGTAGACGCATCGGCCGACACAGTGTCATCTCCCCAAAACTCCAAACGGCCGGTGGTTCATTCAAGCTAGGCACCGGCTGGCTACCCGAGAGGTTGTCGACATTTGCCCTTGCCGACCGGAGAGAACCTTTCCGCAATGAAGGGGCGCGCTACTACCGCGGCGCGCTCGCGGCGTATCTGTTAGGAGTTGGCGGGAGCGGTGTTGACGCTTCCGTTGTCGGTGCCGGTGCCGGCGGCGCCCGTCGTACCCGTCGCGCCGCTTGTGCCGGTGCCGCCCGTGGCACCAGTCGCGCCCAGCGGACCAGGATCTGGCAGCGAGGAAACGATGCCGGCGACGCCGGACTTCAGCAACTGCACTTCAGCTTGGATCGGGCCGAAGTCGAGCGGCTGGTTGCTCTGCTGAGCGTTGAGCAAAGAGTTGAGCAGCGCTTCGACGTTGATCGCCGACGTTTGGACTGTCTGCACGTTGGTGATGACGGTGCCGAGATCGGCAACAACTTGGTTCAGTTTGTCCTGGTCGGACATAGCGATTTCCTTCAGTTCGTGGAGGGTTTTTTCGATGCGGACAATCCGCGGGATGAGATACGTGAGTACCTCGCGTACTACTTCGTTGGGATGATTTCGACAGTCGTCGAATTCATCTTTCCAGTCGGCGATCGACGTCGGCATGTCAGGCCGCCTTCGCACCCCACGGCGCCGCCGCGGGCGCAGCGGTGTTGGCCGCGGGTGTCGACGGCAACGCAACGGCAGCGACGGCCGGGACTACAGACGCGATCGACGGAGCGACGGTGACGGATGGTGCAGTGGAGTAGGTGGAAATGTTTTCCCACTTAACGATGTTGGAATTCGTCTTGTCGGCGTCGTCTTTGCGCGGCTTGTTCTTGATCGTTCCGCAGAACGGTTTCTGCATGAACGGCGCGAAGCTGTTGAGATCTCCGACGTAGCCGATGGCGGTCGCGAGCTTCTTCAAATCGGATAGCGCCATCGACTTCACGCTTTCCGTCGTGTGGCCGATGTTGAAGTTCTGGAAGTGCTTGCGACCAGCGGCGGGGCCGGCAATGACTTCGAAGCTGCACTTAAAGAACCAGTTGCGCGCGTCGGCCTGACTCACCTTGCGCTCGGTTTCGACGAGCTTGAACGGGTAATTACCGTCGGGCAGATTGGGATCGGGCTCTTTGACCTGATCCTGCGGAATGCTGAAACCAAAATCGTTGGTGCTCATGCCTGCGTTTCCTTTTCTTCGTGTTGCGGATTGATGGGTGTGAAGCTGAGATCGGCTGGCGCAGTGGCGAACTTCGGACGCAAGTCGTAGTTGCCCGGTGTCGATGCGTACTGACCGTTGGGGTAGAAGCACTCGACGGACTCGTATTCCTTGCCGTCCTTGAGCGCTTCCCAGCGCAGACCGACAAGGCGGTTTTGGTCGCCGCCCTTGCGATCGATCGCGACAATGCGCACCGGTGCGCCATCCCTGTCCATGTAGGTTTCACCGACACGGAACGGCAGTGGTTGCGCGACGCCGCGCGTGACGTCAATTGATCCGACTTCAGCGAAGGCGATGAACTTCGTCGCGTTGCCGTTGTTGTTGACTATCATCGAACCGAGTTCGATTGCGGCAGCACCGATGGTTTCAGCCTCGATCGCGAGGAAGCATCTTTCGTCGAGCTGACCGTCTACCGTGTTGATGGTTGGGTCGCAGTCGTCAATGCGAACGAAGATGAATTTCATGCCGCCGCTCCCAGAATCTTGCGACGAATGTGCGAGAGATCGGCGGGCTCGAACGGCGCGAGTTTGCCGCTGCGATCTTTCGCTTCGAATTCGAGATCGCGTCCCGTCTGCAGTGCGCGCACCGTGCCGCCGTTGCCGTCGTCGACAATGCGCAGCGCGAAGACTTCGTCGAAGTGATAGGCAACGCCTTGCTTCAGTGCGTTGCCTGGCATTGACGGCTGGTACATCATCGCGCCGGTTTTTTCGTCTTTGAAACGATCGGTCTTCGAGATGAAGTAGACGTTCTTGCCTGGGATGTCGCGGAATTTCCGCAGCATCATGTAGACCTTGTCCTGCGTGGTGCCGTATGCCTGACGCGGATCAGGTTTCGATTTCTTCTCGGCGACGAGACAGACTTCGGCGATCTCGGAGAAGCTGTCGAGCACGACCCATTTGAAGGCGCCACCATCGGGACCGGTGACGATGTTGTAGGCGTCGTCGAGATCCTTGAACTCGGTGATCTCAATCACAGGAGCGTCGGGGCAATGTTCGGCGATAGACAGCAAGCCGCCTTCGCACGAGATGATGACGAACGGTTCGTCGATCGTGGACATGAGACGCGTCTTGCCGACCCCGGCTGGCGCGTGTACGAGAATCTTCAGTCCGTTTTCTTGCGTGGACTGCTTGACGGTGGTGAGCTTGACTGCCATGTGATTCCTTACTTAACGAGAACGAATTTCTGTTTGTCGTCGAGGCGGTATTTCTTGTTCGCTTCGATTCCGTTTTCACCGACGTAGCCGATGACAGTGCGATAACGATCGGCGTCGTATTCGTAGTAACGAATCCTGATCTCGCC